AAACCCTGCAGCATATTATGCAGATGCATTTGTTCACCAGTTAGGTCGTGACGGTGGTATTCTTAGATCTTACAAGTTCTATGATGTATTCCCAACGAATATTTCTGCTATTGATCTGAGTTATGAGACTACAGATACTATTGAAGAATTTACCGTAGAACTTCAGGTTCAGTGGTGGGAAGCTGCTGCTGGAAATGGAACTGGTGCTGGTGGTTCTAACGTTAACTAAATAATAGAATAACGTCTAGTCAAGATTATAATGGCAAAACTTTTTGGTTTTTCAATTGAGGATAAAGAAAAAAAATCCGCTTCTATAGTGTCCCCCGTTCCTCAGTCAAATGAGGACGGGGTTGATCATTATATTTCTAGCGGATTTTATGGTCAATATGTAGATATTGAAGGTGTATATAGAACCGAATATGATTTAATTAAAAGATATCGTGAGATGGCACTTCATCCAGAATGTGATGGTGCCATTGAAGATGTTGTAAATGAAGCAATCGTCAGCGATCTTTATGATTCTCCAATTGAGATTGAGTTGTCAAATCTCAATGCAACTGATAAGTTAAAGAAAGTAATTAGAGAAGAATTTAAAAGAATAAAAGAAATTCTTGATTTTGATAGAAAGTCTCATGAGATTTTTAGAAATTGGTATGTTGATGGAAGACTTTATTATCTGAAAGTAATTGATACCAAAAAACCACAAGAAGGAATTAAAGAACTGAGATATATTGATCCAATGAAGATCAAGTATGTCAGACAAGAAAAGAAAAAGTCTGGTGAAGATAGACTGGTAAATCTCAGACTTTCATCTGAGCAAAAAGTAATAAACCCAGAAATTGACGAGTATTTCCTTTATACTCCATCTCCAAACTATCCATCAATGGGTGGTGGTCAACAGAAAAATGCAGTTAAGATCGCTAAAGATTCTATCACGTATGTAACTTCTGGTCTTGTAGATAGAAATAAGGGTTCGGTTCTTTCTTATCTCCATAAAGCAATTAAGGCACTCAATCAACTCAGAATGATTGAGGACTCGCTGGTTATCTACCGTTTATCAAGAGCACCAGAGCGTAGAATTTTCTATATTGATGTTGGTAATCTTCCTAAGGTAAAGGCAGAACAATATCTTCGTGATGTTATGATGCGTTATCGTAACAAGTTGGTTTATGATGCTAACACTGGTGAAGTTCGTGATGACAAAAAGTTCATGAGTATGCTGGAGGATTTCTGGCTTCCAAGAAGAGAAGGTGGTAGAGGAACTGAAATCACCACTCTTCCTGGTGGACAAAACCTTGGTGAACTTTCTGATATTGAGTATTTCCAAAAGAAACTCTATAGAGCACTTGGAGTTCCAGAGTCAAGAATTGCCTCTGATGGTGGTTTCAATCTTGGTCGTTCTTCTGAGATTCTGAGAGATGAACTTAAGTTTGCTAAGTTTGTTGGTCGTCTGAGAAAGAGATTCGCTCAGATGTTCAACGATATGTTGAGAACGCAATTGATTCTCAAGAATATCGTAACTCCCGAAGACTGGGAGATTATGAGCGATCATATTCAGTATGATTTCTTATATGATAACCAGTTTGCAGAATTAAAAGAAGCAGAACTTCTTCAAAATAGACTTGGTAATCTTGCTGCTATTGAGCAATATATTGGTAAGTATTATTCAACAGAATATGTAAGAAAGAGAGTTCTTCGTCAAACTGATTCTGAAATCATCGAAATTGATATGCAGATTGAGGATGAGATCGCTAAGGGAATTATTCCCGATCCTTCTCAAGTTGACCCAATTACTGGAGAACCATTACCTCAAGCAGGTGAAGGTTCTGGTATGGAAGGAATGGGGCAAGATGCAATGGGAATGGGCGAAGTTCCCACTGAAGAAGATATTGATGCTCAAGCAGCAGAAGTTGATGCTCAGGTCCAAAAGGATGTCAAGAAGGCAGAGATATAAATAAAAAATATATCTCATTAACTTTTTATGGATAATATTATCGATTTGATTGCTACAGATGCTTCTCCTGCAGAAGTTTCTGATGCTATTAAAAATGCTTTATATACAAAAGCCGCTGAAAGAATTGAAGTTGCTAGACCAATTGTAGCAGCATCAATGTTTGGTGAGCAAGAATATGAAGATGAAACCGAAACTGAAATTGAACAAGAATCACAAGAGGACCAAGAATAATGTCTAGAACTTTATTAATTGGAACTGAAACTGGTTTAGCAGCTACAACTACTTTGGGTGGAGCTACTGTAGTTCGTGTATATAATGGTGTTGCTGGAACTGCTACTGTTAGCGTAGCAAAAAGCACGACAACTGGTTATGCAAATACTGCAACCGTGACTCTTCCACAGAATCATGTTGAATATTTTGAGAAGAATGCTGCTGACCAGATTTGGGCATCCGATAATTTAGTAGTTGGTGCAAAAGTAGGATTTACCGCATAAACAAATGAAACTCATCACAGAAGAAATTAACAAGGTAGAGTTCATCACCGAAGGAAAAGGTGGTGCTCAGAAGTGCTTTATCAAAGGCATCTTCTTACAGGCAGAGCAAGTAAACCGCAACGGTAGACTTTATCCCATGCAAATCATGGAGAAGGAAGTCAATCGTTATAACGAAAATTTCGTTCAGAAAGGTCGTGCTCTGGGTGAACTTGGTCACCCCGATGGTCCTACTGTAAACCTTGACCGTGTTTCACACAAGATTTGTGAACTTTACAGAGATGGAAATAACTTCATCGGTAAAGCACAACTCCTTGAAACTCCTATGGGTAAAATTGCATCTTCTTTGATTAAAGAAGGTGTTTGTCTCGGTGTTTCTTCTCGTGGTGTTGGTTCACTTAAGATGACCAATGAAGGTCATAAGATTGTCGGTGAAGATTTCATGTTAGCAACTGCTGCTGATATCGTCGCTGATCCTTCTGCCCCAGACGCTTTTGTTTCTGGAATTATGGAAGGAAAGGAGTGGGTTTGGGAAGGAGGAATTCTTCGTGAGCAACTTGCAGAAAGAACTCAAAAGAGAATCAATACTCTTGTTGACCAAAGAAGACTTGAAGAGCATAAGTTGAATTTATTCAACGAATTTCTCTCAAATCTTTAATTTATAAATAAATATAGATTATAACTAATCAAAAATTCAAATGTCCGTTGGTAGCAATTTACAAGAAATGGAAAACGTAGTAACCAAAGGGGCTGCTCCTGCCGA